TGTTGCTTGCTCAAAACACATTAGTAGCAGTAGCTAAAGATAACAATAACAAATATTGGTATTTAGGCAAACAAAGAGGCTTAGACCTTACAGGCGGTAACGCAGGTACAGGAACGGCTGAAGGCGACAGAAGCGGTTACACTCTTACCTTTACAGGTGCAGAGCCAGCCCTTGCTCCAGAAGTAAACTCAACTGTGGCAGGTCAATTAACCACCGCAGGTTCTTAGGTTGTTTTGGTTTTGTATATAGATGCCCTCGTCTTTAATTAGGCGGGGGTTTTTTATTTTGCAAACAATCGTGATACTTTATATTTATAGTTGTGATAAGATTAACTAAGGGGCAAACCCAAAACATAATACTTACCTTGACTGAGAAGCAAACGCTTACAAGTCCTAACTATCTATTCATTTTTGAGAATAGAAGTACAAATACTGAGATTAAATTTGTAAGGCTTAACAATACGGATATTAGTCCTTACAAGGAAAGGTACAATGAGTTTACTATTGTAGTTAATAGCTTCTTTAATACGGCTTTAAACGGGCAATATACCTACACAATCTACGAACAAGCAAGTACATCAAACCTAAACCCGACAGGCTTAAACCTGCTTGAAAGCGGCATTATGGAACTCGAGGGTACAACTATATCATTCACAGAATACGAAACAACAAGCACATTCACAATTAGACAATAATGGAAATAAAAGTATTGACATTTGCGGAAGCAAAGCAGCCTGAATATAAAGAGAAAAAAGGCGAAGGGTATATGCAGTATGGTCAAAACAATGACTATCCGCAGTACCTATTAGACCTATTTAACAAATCTGCAAAGCATAACGCTATCATTCGTGGCAAGGTTAATTACATTGTCGGCAATGGTTGGGCAGGGGAGCAAGATATTGTTAAGAAGGTTAATAGAGAGGAAACCCTTAACGACCTAACTAAAAAGGTTGCTTTAGATTTAGAACTATTTGGCGGTGCTTATATCCAAGTTATTTGGTCTGTAATGGGCGGTCAAGTTGCTGAGTTGTGGCATTGTGATTATACAAAGATTAGAACCAACAAAGACAACACGCAGTTTTGGTACAAAGAAGATTGGAAGGCTACACGCAATCAAGAAAAAGCTGAGATATACAATGCGTTCAATCCTGCTAATCCTCAAGGAGTGCAGATACTTTATGTTAAGGAGTACAGACCGGGAATTAATGTTTATAGCCTTCCTGGTTATTTCGGTGCTTTGAATTATATCGAAAGTGATGTAGAAGTTAGTAAGCACGTTTTAGGTAATGCTCAAACAGGGTTTTCTGCAAGTAAACTTATTACTTTACCAAACGGAGAACCAAGTCCTGAGGAAAAACGTCTTGTTAGTAAGCAGTTCGATAATATGTATACGGGTGCAGACGGCAAGAAGTATTTACTTGCGTTTGTAAACGATTTAACCCGTAAGCCTATTGTTGATGATTTGGGTGCGAGTGATTTAACTAAAGAGGACTTTAGCCGTGTAGATGAGTTAATACAAACTAACATATTTAGTGGACACCAAATTACAAGTCCTGACTTGTTCGGTATTGCTACTCCAGGTCAATTAGGTAGCAGACAACAGATGCGTGATAGCTACGAAATATTCCGTAATACTTACGTTCACTATAAGCAAATGCAAATTGAAGGCATATTTAATATGTTAGGACAATATGCAGGAGTTACTGAGGAATTAAAACTTCAGCCTGTAGACCCGATTGGTATTGACTTTAGCGAAAGCGTAATTAAAGAAGTAGCACCTAAAGAATGGATATTGGAGAAGTTAGGTATTGACCCTACTAAATACGGATTGCCTACGGAAACCGAGCAACCAATGGCAGCAAGTCCTTTAAGTGTGAATGAGCATATTAAAGGATTGAAAGGTCGTGAGTGGCAAAATATGCAGCGTATCATTAGAGATTTTAACAAGGGCAAGATAACAAGGGAACAAGCAAGTTCTATGCTTAAGGGTGGTTATGCTTTAAGTGATGACGAAGTGGCGACTTGGTTAGGTGCTGAGGAATTAGAATTTAATGAAACCGATTTTCAGATTTTCTTTGAGTTCGGAGAAGATAGAAGTGCTTATGAAGTATATAAAAGCAAGACAAGATTTAGCGACGATAAGGACTTTGAAATGTTTGCAGATGTAACACAATTACAATCTAACATTTTAGATTTAATTGTTAAGGATAAGCGTATTACTCCAGAAGTAATAGCTGACACACTTAAAGAAGATATTGGTGTTGTTAAGCGTGTTATTGATACTTTAACTGAGAAGGGGTTTATTAAGTCAAACGAAGTTAAGCAGGGCAAAGGTATTGATAGTAATGTAATAATTGAAAGGCAACTTACTGCACCTATTGGGGAAATTGTTGAAGCTATAAAGCCTCAAACTTCGCAGATATTAATTCGTTATTCTTACGAGTGGAAAGCAGGTTTTAACGATGGCGATTTAGATACAAGCAGACCTTTTTGCAAATACTTAGTAACCGCAAACAAGTTTTATAGCCGTAGCGAAATAGAGATGATGAGTGCAAGGCTTGGATATTCTGTATGGGATAGACGAGGCGGTTGGTATACTAAGCCGGGTACAAATACACATTCTCCAAGTTGCAGACACGAGTGGCGTTCAAATATTGTAAAAAGAAAATAAAGATGAGTTTAAACACATTATTCATAAGCGTACAGAATATTAAAGACAGGTCTGGCTTACACGCTAACGTAGACGAAAAACTTGTATTGCCTGAGATTAAGACCGCACAAGATATGTATATCTTACCTGCGCTTGGAAGTGCTTTATACAACCGCTTACAAGCAGGTATTACGGCAAACAACTTAAACGCAAACGAGGTTATCTTATTAGACCAATACATAGCAGATACTTTAGTGCATTATGTACTTAGTGAATTGCCAATGGGTTTGTCTTATCAGTTCTACAACAAAGGCTTGTTAAGAAAGGGTGGCGAGAATACCGAGAACCCTTCGATGCAGGATATGATTGACGTGGCGAATAGATATAAAGCAAGAGCGGAGTTCTACAAGCAAAGAATGATTAAATACCTAAAAGAATATTCTACCCTCTATCCTGAGTACCTTAACCCTGGAAGTGGCATTGATGCAATACACCCTGAGAACGATGCTTATACAACGAGCATTTGGTTAGGTGATTTTGATTGCTGCGCAGGTAAAAGCTTCGAGGAACTTTATCAAGGGAATAGAGGTTGTAGTGATTGCTAATTATGAGTAAAGTAACAACAATAAAAAACCAAAATAAACTTCGTGTTTATTTAGAAAAAATTAAGAATGAGCCTGACATTAAACCAAATCGTCAAACAAATAACGACACTCGGAAACGACCACGAACAAATTAATTTTGTTTACTTCGGAGATGTGTGGGAACGTTTGTCTAATGGCGAGGTTACTTACCCTGCTATGTTTTACACTTTAACAGGTGCAACTATAAACGCTAAAAATATTACTTACAATTTTAGCCTTTATTTTATGGACAGAATGTTAATGGAAGAAACAAACGAAACCGAGGTTTTATCGGATATGACTTTAGTAGGTCAAGACATAGTGGCTCAGTTAAGATACCCTAAAGCGATTTGGGATATTGGCGATACTGCTCCTTTGACTTACTTTACTGAAAGCGACCCCGACTATCTTGCAGGAGTTAAGATAGATATTACAATGGAATTACCTTACTTAAACGATAGGTGTCAAGTGCCTTCTATTTATACATACTAAGATGATAGGAAAAAAAATTAACCAATTAGCTACCGAGTTAGCACCAGTTAGTACCGATTTAACAATCATTGGCAACCCGACAACAGGAGTAAGTAAGAAGATTACACTTGCACAATTAGGGGCGATATTTAGCGGTGCAGTTTCGTTTTATACTAACCTTGCAGCGTTCCCGACACCTGGCACAACTGATGTTATCTATTGCGCTAAAGACACCCAAAAACTTTACTTATGGAGTGGTTCGGCTTATGTAGAAGTATTCCCTTCACAAGCTTTATTAGATACTTATCAGCTAAGAAGTGAGAAGGGCAACGCTAATGGTTATGCTTCTTTAGATAGTGGCGGTAAAGTTCCTATCAGTCAGCTACCGAGTTCTATTATGGAATACAAAGGAACTTGGAACGCATCTACAAACACGCCTACACTTGCAAACGGAACGGGCGACACGGGAGACGTTTATATTTGTAACGTAGCAGGAACTGTAAACTTCGGTGCTGGTCCTATTACTTTTGCGGTTGGAGATTATGTGATTTATTCAGGAACTATTTGGCAGCGTTCAAGCGGTGCGGTGGGTACTGTTACAAGCGTAGCATTAACAGTTGGTGGCGATGCGATAAGCGTATCTGGTAGTCCTTTAACTACAAGTGGAACTTTAGCTTTAGCGTTTAGCGGTACTACATCACAATACATTCGTGGTAATGGTACACTTGCTAACTTCCCTACTTCTTTAGTAACGGGTAGTGGCACTACAAACTTTGTTTCTAAGTTTACAACAAGTTCTACGATAGGAAGCAGTCAAATTTATGACGATGGAACAAGTGTACTTATAGGCACAACTGGTACCTTACCAAATATTAAGGTAGGTATTTATTCAAGCACTCAAAGGGCATTGGAAATTGTTTCTACAAATGCAAATGCTTTGTTTGTTCAAAGTCCTGCTGCTTATATTTTAACTATAAGTAACGGAACTTGGACATCTCAATTTACAAATACAGGTCGCTTAGATTTAGCAGGAGATTTATTAGTTAATACTATTGCTAACGCTACTACCGACACGGATAGATTTTTAGTAAGTGATAGCGGAGTTATTAAATACAGAACTGGTGCTGAGTTATTAAGCGACATAGGTGGTGCAAGTGCAAGTGGTTACGTTCCTTACACGGGCGCAACTGCTAACTTAGATTTAGGAACGAATACTTTAATTGCTGCTAAAGGTACTTTTTCAAGTTCTGGTAGTGGCGATACAGTTGGCATAACACATTCAAGCGGTAGTGGTATTGCTTTAAATATCACTAAGGGTGGTAATGGTGAAGGCTTATACATAAACAAAACAAGCGGTACGGGTAACGCTGCAACAATTATAGGCACTTTAAACGCAACTACTTTAGTTAAGTCGGGCGGTACATCTTCGGAGTTTTTAAAAGCCGATGGTAGTGTAGATAGCACATCATACGGCACGGGTTCGGTAACATCGGTAGGCTTATCTTCTGCAACAAGCGGAGTAACTATCGGCTCAACACCTATTACAACAAGTGGAACTATTACTTTAGCTATTGCTACTGCAAGTGGCTCTCAGCAAGGTTTATTATCAAGCACCGATTGGACAACGTTTAACAACAAGCAAAGTGCTTTAACTAACCCAGTAACGGGTACAGGTACTACTAACTACCTACCTAAGTTTACAGGTGCAAGTACAATAGGTAATAGTCAGATAATAGATGATGGCGATGGTGTTGGTATTGGTTTAATAAGTCCTCAATATAAATTACACGTTGTTTCATCATCTACAAGTATATCTGCTTTTAGAAATAGTGGTGCATCAGCAGGTCAAATTTTAGTAGGAAATACTGTAGCTGATTTAGGTTTAAGAATTTTAGCAAGTGGTGATTCATTAATATATTCTGATACTTCAAAATATCTTGCATTTGGAAC